CTCATGGGAATCGACAGAGACAGGGACTGTTAAGTCTCCTCACATGACTGCGAGTTCATCAGAGTTTACAATAAGAGAGCATCTCACAAGTCTCATTGGGCAGTCAGTACAGACTGTCGTGAATGGACATGTACAGCTCTTTAATTATTGGGTAAATATTAATGGACCGGGTGCATACAATGTACCGCACAACCATCCTCAATCTCATTTCTCTGGGGTGTACTATGTGCAATGCCCAGAAAATTCTGGCGAAATTATTTTCAACAATCCTTTTGGCTTTACAGCTTTTGATGAGCTGTCTTGTTATAAAGATGATTTCACAGAACACATGACTCAACATAAATCAATCTCGATAGCACCTGTCGAGGGTTTACTGTTGATGTTCCCTTCACACTTAGAACATTGTGTATCAGAGAACCGGTCTGATGAAGACAGGATCTCGATAGCATTTAACTGTCATGTTGTACCAACACATGAGCAACAGTTCTATAAATAACGTCCGTTCATCCCGCAAGGGACGCATGACAACCTAGCATGGAACGGGGCTAGGATATATGGAGCTTGCAATGACTGTAACTTACGTATATCGTGGCGTTAAATACACCAGAGTAATCGGTTAAGCGATCACAGGGGGGTGCAATTCCCCCTATCTCATTTGGCACAAGCCTCCACGGAGATACCTTGAGCCGTCTAGACGGTGGGATAGACCACAAACAATCTCGAGAAAATTAGTACTAAGCAATATCAATCCTTAACAATCCATATCAATGGCACAACAATCAAGTAATGACCCAGCAAGCCTTACACGGCAAGGTCAACTGAATAGTGCAGGCAATCAGAGAGCACTATTTTTAAAATTGTTCAGTGGAGAAATGTTCAAAGGCTTCCAGCGTAACACAATCGCTAGAGACCTTGTCATGAAGAGAACATTGAAGAACGGTAAGAGTCTTCAGTTCATCTACACTGGACGCACAAAAGCCGAGTATCATACACCCGGCAACAGCATCTTAGGTAACAGTGATGGTGCACCTCCAGTAGCTGAAAAGACAATTACATGCGACGACCTATTAATCAGTTCAGCATTTGTCTATGAGCTAGATGAGACATTATCTCACTACGACCTAAGAGGAGAGATCTCCAAGAAGATTGGATACGCTCTTGCTGAGAAGTACGACAGACTCATCTTCCGTCAAATTGCGAAGGGTGCACGTCTTGCTTCACCAATCACTAAGTCAGGCTTCGTTGAGCCCGGCGGAACACAGATCAGAGTAGGTACAGGTAACGCAACTAATGCTTACGATGCTGGACTACTTCAAAACGCTTTCTACGATGCAGCTGCTGCACTAGATGAGAAAGGAGTTTCTACTGAAGGTAGAGTTGCTGTGTTGAACCCAAGACAATACTACGAACTAATACAAAACGTTGGTTCTAGTGGTCTAATCAACAGAGACGAGACTGGTGATGCACTACAGTCCGGACAAGGAGTCATTGAAATTGCAGGCATCAAGATCTACAAGTCAATGAACATCCCATTCTTCGGAGCATATGGTACTAAGTATGGTACTGCATCTGCAACAAACCCCGGTATCACAAGTCCCGGAAACACTGGATCTTTCATAGGAGAAGGTACTGAAGATGCTAGATCTAACGTAACTGGTATCCATAACAACTATGGTAACACATCTGACTTCGCTAACAGCTGCGGACTAATCTTCCAGAAGGAAGCCGCTGGTGTTGTAGAAGCTATCGGACCACAGGTTCAGGTAACTTCAGGTGATGTTTCTGTTGTATACCAAGGTGACGTAATCCTTGGACGTTTAGCAATGGGTGCAGACTTCCTAAACCCTGCTGCTTGTGTTGAGTTAATCGCTGGAGCTGCTACCGGATCTACAGGTAACGCTGCATTTGGTGACAACTATCCAACTAACGCTTAATTTTTATTTTTATACGGGGGCTTCGGCTCCCCTTTTTCTTATGGCTACCACAACTATTGAAACCGATACCGAACTATCCGCAGTTAACTCAATACTGGGAGCTATCGGACAAGCACCAATTACACAATTAAAAGATCCTGTAACAGGAGTTGTAACTAACAACAACCCAGAGGTACAGTTTATATATAATTTATTACGTACTGCTAATGTAGAGACACAGTCGGAAGGCTGGCACTTTAACAGAGAGCGACACGTACCATTCCAGACAGATGGCAACAATCAAATAATTATATCAGATGATATAGTTAAAATAGATTTACCTGACAACTGGTCTAGAAGACATTATAATTTTGTTAGACGTAACGGTAAACTCTATGATAAGATATCACATACAGATGAGTTTCCTAATATAGATAAGATAGACTTAGACGTTATTAGAATATATAACTTTGAAGATGTACCACAAGTTTTTAAAACATACATAACTTACAGGGCATCTAGACAAGCAGCTGTACAACTCGTAGCTAACCCACAACTCGTACAATTATTAGGATCATCAGAAGCACTGGCTCGTGCAGCGATCATGGAGTATGAGTGCAATCAAGGTAATCACAGCATGTTTGGATTTGAAGACGATACTGCATATCAAACTTATCAACCATGGAGAAACATTAGAAGATAATGGCAGGCATTACACAAACTATCCCTAGCTTTGTCTCGGGCATTTCAGAACAACCAGATCATCTAAAATTCCAAGGTCAGCTCAGGGATATTGTTAATGCAATACCTGACGTAACACTTGGACTCTACAAAAGACCGGGCAGTAAACGCATAGGTACAGCTCCTCTAGCTAATGTATATAGCGATCAGTCTCATTCTACAAATAAAAATGGATCTTGGTTTCATTACTTTCGTGATGAGTCAGAAGGATCTTATGTAGGTCAGATTGCTCGTGATGGTCAAGTCAGAGTCTGGCGTTGTAGTGATGGACAACAGATGACTACAGTTTATGGTACTGGTGGGCAGACAGCTATTACACAATACTTAGCAACAGATGAACCAGAAAATTTACAATTCCTTACTATCAACGACACTACCTTTGTTAGCAGTCGTGATAGTTCTAACGCTCGTACTCTAGTAGGTACAACAGGCACTACTGATGACAGACCTAGTGGTGAACCACACTGTGCTATGATAGAGTTGTTGAGAACAGAGAACGGTAGACAATACGGACTCAATATATTTGACTCTTCATCTACAGGTAACTTAACTACACTCAAGCGTGCAACTAAAATTAAAATTACAGGCAACAGCTATAGCGAAGCAGACGGTACAGGTCACTGCCCCGGTATAGGAACTGAGGTGTTCAGTGTTACAGCTAAAAGCAGCTATGGTGGATCAGAAAATATTACACATGTAAAAAATAGCGGAGGCACTACACTGACATCAGGTAAGGACAATCTAGTCTTTCGTGCTACAGCTCTTGGTCAGCAAGGTGTTAGCCCTAACTATAATGCTAGCAGTAATGGACCGGGGGGTAGCAACTACAGATGTAGCTACAACTTAGAGGTAGTATTACTACATGGTGGTGAAGGTTGGGATGTAGGTGACGTTGTACGAGTAATACCAGAAGCAGCTCATGATGCAGCATCCGGTAATGCTCAAGCGTACCTAGATATTACTGTAACAGAGATCGAAACTACACAGGTTAAAGCTACTCTAACTAATAATGGAGACGGTCTGATACGTCCAGCTCCTACACCTTTTGATGCTGATACAGCAGTTACAGCTGATACGATACTAGCTGGTATAACAGCAGATCTACCATCTGGTGTCACTGCTAAGGTTATAGGACCGGGTATATATCTATCTAGTGCTAACCCTTTTAGTGTAGAAATAGCTGAAGAAGATCTCATGCGAGTCTTCCAAAAGACTATTAACGAGGTTACTTTACTACCTAACCAATGCAGACATGGATATATAGTACAAGTTAAGAACGCTAGAATGTCTGACGAAGATGATTATTACCTACGATTTGATGGAGAGAACCAACTCGACGGTACAGGATCATGGACAGAATGTGCAAAACCGGGTATAGCTAAGTCTTTGACTAATATGCCATTGGTCATACAGCGTACAGCTACTACTGAGTTTACTGTCAAAGAATTTACATACGAGGACAGGCGAGTAGGTGATGATAATACTAACCCTATGCCTACATTTGTAGGTAAACGTATCAATAAAGTACTGTTTCACCGCAATAGATTAGCCCTATTAGCCGGAGAAAATGTAGTAACATCTAGACCCGGATCGTTAGGAAACCCTGATTTCTTTGTAGAATCAGCTCTAACTGTATCAGCTAGCGACCCTATTGACATATCTTCTGCATCTATGTTCCCGTCTGACCTATTTGATGGTATAGAAATCAACGCTGGATTACTTGTATTTAGTACAAACCAGCAGTTCTTGCTGTCATCAGACGATACTGTGTTGAATCCTGATACTGCTAAACTACGAAGCGTCTCTACATATAATTATAACAAGGATATACCTCCTATATCACTAGGTACTACTGTAGCTTACGTAGATAATTCTGGTAAATTTAGCCGTATGAATCAGATGGCTAATACAGCAAGGGAAGGAGAACCCTCTATAGCAGAGATTAGTAAATTAGTACCTACATTACTACCCAAAGACTTAGATTTACTGACTAATTCTAGAGAAAACTCTCTGATATTAATAGGTAAAACTAACACAAATACAGTATATGGTTATAAATATCTACAGGTAGGGGAGAGAACACAGCAACAAGCATGGTTTAAATGGAAACTAAATAACCCATTGCTATATCATTTTATTATTAATGATGAGTATTTCTATATAGATACAGATAACTTCCTACAGAGTATAAAAATTATACAATCTGATGATGACCCTAGCTTTATACAAGATGACATTTCTTATCAGATACACTTAGATAATCATACGACTATCAGTGGAGGTAACTACAGTGCTACTACAAACTTAACTACATTTAGTGGTGTCAGTTGGTTGCCTAATGTTACAACACCTAACTATTCTCTAGCACTGATTGATATAAATACAAACGCAACTAGAATAGCTAGATACGCATTGCCGACATTGACTGGTACAACTAGCTTTACAGTCCCGGGAGACTGGTCGGGTGCAACTTTAACTATAGGTTATCTATATGAATATCTTGTAGAGTTTCCTAGGATATATCCGAAGAAAGAACAAGGAGAACAATCCCGTGCTGATGTAAACTCATCACTTATACTACATAGAGTTAAGTTTCATTTTGGTCTTATAGGTCTATACGAAACCACGCTTGTACGTGTAGGGAAGAGTGACTATACTGAAGTCTACGAGTCATCATTACTAGACGAGTACCAAGTATCAGACGCTCCATACTTAGAAGAGTTTATCAAAACTATACCTGTTTATGAAAAGAATAGCAACGTAGAAATATTCTTAAAATCAAGTCATCCAGCTCCAGCTACCCTAAGAGGACTAGCATGGGAAGGGGACTATTCACCATTATTTTACAAACGTGTCTAAATACATTCACCCAGTTACAACCGAGGCTGCTATAGAGGTAGCCTCAAACTTACGTTCAGACGACCTCAGAGAGGTGGTAGATGGTCATGGGCTAGATCCTATGGTCTTCCTACCTTTGGTCGGTCAGGAAGGCTCTGCTGTGTATTTCACAGTACCAGACGGCAAGACTGCCGGACTAGCAGGAGTCGGGGATGCGGGTCAGATTTGGATGTTATGCACTCCAGAGATAGAACGTTATCCAATTACATTTGCAAGAGAAGCGAAGCGGTTTGTCGATAGCCGTGAAGAGCCTCTATTGTGGAACATAGTAGACTGTAGAAATACAGTACATTTAAAACTGTTAAAGTTTTTAGGTTTTAAGTTCTTACGTAAAGTCAAGAATGGACCATATCAATTAGATTTTATAGAATTTTGCCGTGTGCGTAGATGCTAATGCTGGAGCAAGAAATGCTGCCAGACAAAGATGGATGGAGAAGGATGCTAAGTATCGTTCAGAATCCTTAAAATTTTGGAACAGAGAAACGTCTGCTGTTCGTGGTATGCAACGTGCTGCCACAGGTTATAGCCGAGCTATTAGTAATGACTACCAGCGAGCCTTGTATGTACAGGGTCAAGCAAGGAAAGCTTACCAAGCAGGCTTTATAAAATATCAACAAACAAAAGGCTCAGTTGACGAAGGTGGTCGAGATAGACGAGCTACAAAAAAAGGATTAGTTGCTTTAACAAGAGCAAGAGGACAGCTAGATAATGCTGTACAGAAAGAGTTTGGCGTACAGATGCAGAGACGCTACAGAGCGAGACTGTTGAAGATGCAAAACTTCCAAGCACAAACAAGGCAATCACTTGGTATACGACCAGAGTATGGTGCTCCAGTATTGATGCCTCCATCTGATAGACTCAGCGGTGCATTAAGCATTGCAAGTACTATTGTAGGTATTGCAAGTGGACTGGGAGATTTAGGATTATTTAGTAAAAGTGCTGCTTCTGGACTGGGTTCATCCGCTGCAACCGCCGCTGCTGGTGGATTAGGGCCAAGTCTTAATTTAACTAAACCCGTATTTCCTATGGGATACATTGATCCATTTCCAAGTATAGGCTAATGACACAATCTTATTTTGAATATCTAGGGAGACAGGAAGCTGCTCCCTTTACTAACGAGGGTTTAGATTATGAAAATACAGAACCTGATCTAACTAAAGCAGTCAATGAACAGATTGACAAAAACATTAAGGATAGACAGCAGTTTTTCCAAGACAATATTGAACGCTACAATAAAACAGTAGCTGGTAAAACTGCTAGAAATTTACAAAACCTTTATCAACTTACTCAAACTGGTAAGGAGTTTTTAGATCAGCGTCAAGAGTTTAGAGAAGATAGAAAAGCTTTTGACGAGCTACAGGCAATATACAATGATCCTACTAAACGTGACCAGTATGCTATTGTTGAAAAGAATCTTCAAGAAGTAGAAGGTGATCTTAGAAATGATGAAGACGTAGCCATAGCAAGTATAGAAAAAGATGGAGTAGATCCTGAGACTAAAGAAGTTGTATCAGGTACA